GGGACGATGAAGCTGACCACAGAACCCATGAGTTGACCCCAGACCTGGGGTCTACCCTCAACCGTATGACCAGTGAGCGCCTTGTGAAACAGCTCACGTAAGTCATCGGGTAGTTCCACAGCATCAGAAATTGCGTCAACAGCGACTTTCGAAATGAAAGGGTCAAGAAGGTCTGTCGCACTCTGGTAATCCAAAGAGTGAAACTCTCCTTTCAAACCGCCGAACTTCCTAGAAAGGAAGTCGAAGGTCACTGTTTCTCCGACAAGGCGGAAGCAATCAAGCCGCCGCATCTGTCGATGCAAAAACTTCTGTACTGGCTTGAGAGCGAAGTAAGTAAGGGGAGGACCCTTGGAGATGGTCCTCACCTTAAGTGCTTCTGGAAGAGCGACTAACTTAACGTCAGCCACTTCGTCTCTCGCGCGCTGCCGCACATTCTCGTATACCTCACGGTAGACGTTCTCAACCTTGGCCCGGAAGCTAGGCGAGACCCTTAAATGTACGGTATCCTTCTCCGAATCACCAACAACATTTTCGTCATACTCCAGTGCAGTCGAATATAGCCAGCCAGAAAGGGCCGGATCAATTCGATCCATCAGAAATGCCTCATCCATCAGTGTTCCAAATGTGCCGTACTTCGAACGAGTATTGACATAATTGGCTTTCACTGATGGGGCATAAGGGTGGACTAGATCCTTCTCGGTGATGGGCCGAGTAAAGACCTCCCTCACAGTTCGCCTTACTTCCTCGGCTATTACGGCCGTTGAGGAGAATGGGGACGAACGTGGGGGCTGCACAGTAGTAAGGACAGCTGCCGTCGCTTTCTTTGCAGCTTCACAATCGGAAACATCAGGTCGCGGCATACCCTTCTTGGAATAGAGGATACCCGTGACAAACTGAATAGCGAGGTCAGGGTCAGAGAACTTTGCCCGACAGAATCGCCCGAAAGTTGAGCCAGCCAAGACATCCGGACGATCCTCCTGCGGGAATGGCTTCCGCGGAAGAGGATTATCTAGATGATGTGACATGAAAGCAGACAACTTGTACTTCAGAAACTTAATCCAACCACAAGAGCTGGAGCATACTGCCCAGTGTTGAATGGTTGTTTTACGGTCAAAGGTCTCGGACCTGAAACCGAAAAGTTTCGCATAACGAACAATGACATCAAGTGATAATTCGAGCTTTTCTTTAACTTCGGCCGAACAAACCGAAGGAAGGAGGGCTCCTATCATCGCCTCATCCACAGTCTTCTCCCCTAATCCCGTGGAAACCGAATCCGCGTCCAGACGTCCATGATCACTAATCCCTGTCGCCCCGTTAAAGGGGTCGATCTCAGATAGTGCAATTGGTACGTTTGTAGCTGATGACAGCATTTCCGCCAGGGAGGAACCACACTGTGAAGGTGGTAGCAGATTACCGACAAGGTCCCCTGAACGGGGGATCTTGGAGGTCATGT